TAAATTCTCACGTTCTTCAGGGTAGAGGTAATCATCCTCCACTACAGACACAATTCCACCTCCTTCACGATAAACGAGGGTGGGCAAAGTCGCTTTTTTCTCAAAGAAAGCGTCGTAAAACTCATACTCTGGCAGGTGGATATCAAAGTCAATAGCCTGCGCAGCAGCCAAGATCCGTTTCCGTAGATCTTCAAAGTATTCCGGTCCATGCATGAACGCATACTTTAAGGCTTCTTCACAATTCTGGTTACACATCACGTATGCGTCTCCATCCTCCGTAACCCAGTTGGTCAATTCATGTATAGAATCCCGCGAAAGCAGTGGCAAATAATGCCGCCCGCTCTCTCGAAACCCACACTTAAGAAAAGTCCAGCTGAGTATGGGGGCTAGAGGTTCGCAATACGCACTAATCTTATCAGGATGAGTGTATTCAAGACCAAGAGTCGCAAAGAACTGACTTACTGTCACGAAATTATAGAAGGCTCCCGCCTCTTCTGCCACGGCATTGATATTATCGTCGCCAAAAACAAAAGAAACAACAGACCTTCTAAAGCAAGTCAAGTCCCTCATCTCCAAGGGCGCCAAATTCAGCCAAGCATAGGCCAAATAAATACGATTCACAATGCTGTTAATGATGGTCGTCAGCGGATTCCCAGATGGGTTTCCCGAATGCTTATAGACCACAGCATTCCCACAGGTGACTTGGGTGTGCACAAACTCGGAAAACAACGTTTTTCGCACCATGTCGTCTTCTTCCGTACCCGCGTACCACGTGTTGATGATATCACACACAGCACCGATGACCTCAGGTATCAACGTTCCGTCATAATTTCCGTAGTCTCCAGCAAAGCCTTGAGCTGAGCATGCAGTAAGCTTGTGAGCCAATCTGGTCCAATCCGGTGAAAATGGATTTATTCCAGGAGCAAAGAAACAGCTAAGACGAGAATTAAAGAGAGCTGCACTAAAAGAAAGAGTATAACGCCTCGTAAGAATAGTTAGGTCAGTAGGCGCGAACATGAATGTCCGCGTTTTCCCAGCCGCTACCTTAGCGAGGGGTCGTCTCTCATCCTTCAGCGCAGAAATCCAAAGCGAGGGGACCCGCTCTCCGATCTTAGCCTTCTCCGTACGCCTGTCAAGTGCTACACGTAGCACAGGACTAGATATTGCCAGCGATCCGATCTCGCCAGCAAACAGATCTTTCTTACCTCTCAGCTTCTTATTGAGCACGTATGGATAACCAGGTGAGGTCCTCATAGGTAAGGAATCGTAAAACGACATTTCGGGTATGCCATTAATAGCCTCACTCTCACTCAATATTCTTCTCTGCACGCCGTTCGTAGCCGCTAAGATTTCTTCCGTCACAAAGCGCACCGCACGTTGCAGCACACTTGGAACCAGCGGTGATGCCGGATTCCCAAATTTCTCCACACCGCACGTAATAAGGCTCCGCTTTTCGAGTAAGCGGGGA